CCATTTGATTCAACCCGAACCCCCTACATGATCCCGGTTGCGGAGGCATTTGCCGACCCGCGCTATCGCCGGATCACGTTCGTGATGGGCACCCAGATGGGCAAGTCCGCCACGATGCAGAATGTCATCGGCTGGCGCCTTGACGATGAGCCCGCCCCGATTATCTATGTCGGCCCCACCGAATCGAACATCAACAACGTGGTGGAGCCAAAGATTGTCGAGATGTTCCAGCAGTGCGAAAGCCTCTGGGCCAAGTACGACAAGAAATCACCAAAGCACAAGAAGCGGGTCGCCGGTGTCAGCCTGCGTTTTGCGTGGGCGGGTTCGGCAACCGAACTGGCCTCTGACTCCGCCATCATCACCCTGGTGGATGAGTTGGACAGGCCGCCAGAGAACGCCACGGGTGAAGGTGACCTGGTAGAGATTGCCGAGGCGCGTGGTGATGCCTATGTCGATTCAAAACTGGGGCTGACCAGCACCCCGACAAACGGGACGGTCAACACCACTGTCCACCCTGTCACGGGGTTGACGCACTGGGCAGTGTCCCCAAAGGGGAAAGTATCCAGCCCGATCTGGTTGCAGTGGGAAAAGGGGACGCGCCACGAATGGGCGGTGCCTCACCTCGACCCCGACTGTGGCGAGTATTTCGTGCCGCGATCAGAACTGCTGTGGTGGCCAGGTAAGGGCACCGCCGAGCAGTGCAGCCCGATGGATGCGGTCAAGCACGCCCGCCTGATCTGCCCCCATTGTGGTGGTCAGATCCATGACTCTGAGCGCCGCCAGATGAATGCCCAGGCCCGCGCCATCGCGCCGGGTCAAACAGTTACCCGCGATGGGGTGGTGATCGGCGATGCCGACACCGAAGGCAATGACCACTATTCGATCTGGGTGTCAGGTCTCTGCTCATTCTCTGCCAAAAAGTCTTATGGCTACCTGGCCCGCAAGCTGATTGAGGCGCTGGCCAGTGGCAACCCTGCCAGCCTGCTCTCTGTCTACAACACCGGTTTCGGCGAGCTGTTTGCCATCGCTGGCGATGCGCCGGAGTGGGAAGAGGTGTTTGCCCTGCGCGATGCCTATCAGAGCGGCACCGTGCCGGATGGGGTTAACACCCTGCTTTGTACGGTGGATGTGCAGAAAAACCGGCTTGTCTATGTGGTGCGCGGCTGGATGCCGGGCATGAGCTCGCGCCTTATCGAGCATGGCGAACTGTGGGGGGACACCGACAAACCGGAGGTGTGGTCGGCCCTGACCGAGCTCAAAGAGCGGGATTTTGATGGCCACCGCATCCGGCTGGTCGGCGTTGACTGTGGCTATCGCACAGACGAAGTGCTGACCTGGGTGCGAGCCAATAAAAACAGCGCCCGCGCCCTGATGGGTTTCGAGCGACTGACCAAGCCGTTCAAGATGACCAGGCTGGAAGTCAGCCAGCAGGGCAAGGTGCGCAAGCGCGGTGACAAGCGGTGGGACTTTGATACCACCCTTGCCAAGGCGTGGGTGCATAACCGGGTTGGCTGGAAGCGAGGCCAGACAGGGGATTGGTTGTTGCCATCTGATGTGGCGGAGGACTACTGCCGCCAAATCGTGGCAGAGGAGTACAGCACCGAAACCGGAAAATGGATCCGGGTGCATAAAGACAACCACTATCTCGACTGCGAGGGGATGCAGTACATGCTGGCCAGAATGCTGAGGATAGACCGCAAGGCTGCAGCCGGTGACGCCGATGACCAGGAGGCGCAGGACGAGCCGGAACAGCAACCAGATCACCCGAAACAGACCATCAAACAACCCGCCCGCCGCCAGCCCAAACGGGTCAAGCGTGGCAGCGGATTCGTGAGTAAATACCGATGACGATATCCAAAACGTTACAGGCCGGTTTAACGCTGGCGTGGTCTGTCAGTGTGCCTGAGCTGCAGGCGAATGATCGGCTGCTGCTGCTGCTGCGCGGCCCCGGCGTGATCGACCTGACTGCTGCCCTCTCCGGCACCACCTCCTCGTTTACCGTGGCGGCGGCCGACACGGCCAAGTGGGCGCCGGGTCTCTATCAGTACAACCTGGTGCGCGAGAGCGGCGCGGATCGCTTCCTGGTTGGCAGCGGTACCGTGACGGTCGAGCCTGACTTTGCCGCCCTGTCAGAAGGTCACGACCCCAGAACCCATGCCCAGCGAATGCTGGACAGCATCAACAAGGTGCTGGAGGGCCGGGTGCTCAGTGACCACGAGCGATACAGCATAGAAGGCCGCGCCATCGACCGGATACCGATCATGGAGCTGCACAAGCTGCGCCGGATCTACAAGCAAAAGGTAGCCCGCGAGAACGGGCAGAATGCGGCGATTGTGCCGTCCAGAATTTTGGCGAGGTTGCCCGGATGAAGGCGTTCATGAGTCGCTGGTTTGGCGGTGCCGCGCCGCCAGAGAAGAAGCAGCGCCGCCATCGTGAGGTGCGATTCGCCGCTGCCCAGCAAGGGCGGTTAGGCCCGCGCATCTTTGGCGGCCTGTCCATCAACGAAGAGCTGCAGCGCGATCTGGCCACCATCAAGGCCCAATCGAAGCGAGCGGGTAACGATGATGGGTATGTCGTCAAGTTCCTCAACATGTGCGAGACCCATGTGGTCGGCCCTGACGGCTTCACCATGTACGTCAACGCAGAGGATGCCAGAGGGAATCGGGATGCAGCCGCCTCAACGGCGGTGCAAAAAGCCTTTGAGCGATGGGGCAAAAAGGGGGTGTGCGACACCACCGGCCAATACAGCTGGATAGACATTCAAAACATGTTCATCCGCACCGTGGCCGAGGGTGGCGAGATCCTAGTGCGCTATGTCGATGGCTTCCCGAACGAGTTTGGTTTCGCCCTGCAGTTGATCGATTGCGACATGCTGCAGACCGGTTACAACCGCGACCTCGCGGATGGCAGCCGGATCAGGATGGGAGTTGAACTGGATGAGCACGACAGGCCGCAAGCCTTTCACATCCTGACGCGCCACCCTGGCGACACCTCCTATTTCCATGGCTCGACCCAATACCAGCGGATCCCAGTCTCCGAGATGGCGCTGGCCTTCATGCCGTTCCGGCTTCATCAGGTGCGCGGGGTGCCGTGGGCTCACGCCGCCCTGCTGGAGATGCACCACCTGACCGGCTATCGGGAGGCGGAACTCACAGGCGCCCGCATCGCGGCATCCAAGATGCTGGCCTATGAGCCGGATCCCGATCTGGAAAGTGACGATGCCCTGGTGCAGCAGGATTTCATTGAAGAGGTAGACCCCGGCATGAGCGTCATTGCTCCGCCTGGCTACCAAATCAAAACCCTCGACTTCAAGACGGACGGCGGCAACTTCGGCTCCTACATCAAGCACGGGATGCGCGGTGCAGCCAGCGGCCTTGATGTCTCTTACAACAACCTTGCCAACGACCTGGAGGGGGTGAACTTCTCCAGTCTGCGCCAAGCGGTACTGGAGGACAGGGACGGCTGGAAGAAGCGCCAGCGTTGGATGCGGGAAACCCTGCTTGAACCTGTGTTCAGTCGCTGGCTCAGGATGGCGCTGCTCTCTGGCAAGGTGCAGGGCTACGGATTGCGCCACCTGGATCAGCTTGACCATCCAAAGTTCCAGGGCCGCCGCTGGCCGTGGGTTGACCCGCTCAAAGATGAGCAGGCCAACAGCGAAGGAATGAACAACTTCACTCGCTCCCCGCTCGACATTATCCGCGAGCAGGGCAAGCAGCCAGAGCAGGTTGCCGATGACCTGGTGAAGTGGGAGGAGATGATCGAACAGGCGCGAGCGAAGCGGGCCAAGTATGGGCCGAACCAGCAGCAGAACAGCAACAAGGGGGAGAGTAATGCCGAAGACGGTAACGATTGAGGTTGGCCGTCAGGAACGATTCTTGACCGTCACCCGCGAGGCGGTGGATCAAGAGTCGCGCACCGTCCAGCTCAGCTTCTCGTCAGAGGAGCCTGTCGAGCGTTGGTACGGCATGGAGATCCTGGGTCATAACCCTGGCGAGTGTGACCTCACCCGCCTGCAGGATGGCGCCCCGTTCCTGATGGATCACAAGTGGGGCGATCAGCGCGGTGTCATTGAGTCCGCTCAAGTCACCGGCGGCAAGGGTCAAGCCACGGTGCGGATGTCGAAGTCTGACCGGGGGGAGGAGCTGCTGACCGACATGGTTGACGGCATCCGAACCAAGGTCAGTGTCGGCTATGAGGTGCTGGAGCTTATCCACGTTCGCCGTGATGAGCACGGCATGGATTGGTATCGCGCCACCAAATGGCGGCCCTATGAAATCAGCTCTGTCTCCGTTCCGGCGGATAACAGCGTGGGGGTCGGTCGCAGCAAGCCGGAACATCAAGAAAACCCGATCACATTAACAGTACAGCTTCGAGAGGATGCTATGCCCAACCCGAACACCCAGGATAACCAAGATCAGACTCGCGACAAGCCGCAGCCTGAGCAGAACAACAACCATGGCGGCCCCACTGCCGATCAGGAGCGCGAGCGCGTTACCGAGATCCTGGTCATCGGTCGTCAATTCGGCATGGAACAGCAAGCCGAGGAGGCCATCAAAAACGGCGTCTTGTTGGCGCGTTTCAAAGATGACGTGCTGGCGCAAGTGCGCGAGGGCGGCATCAAGCCCGCTGGCACCGATATGTCGCTGGATCTGAGCGACAAAGAGCTGCGCCGTTACAGCCTGGTCAATGCGATCCGTGCTGCCGGTTCAGGCAACTGGAAGAATGCCGGTCTGGAGCGCGAGATCTCCGTGGCTCTGGCCGAGAAGATGGGTAAAGACGCTCGCGGCTTCTACGTGAACTATCAGGTGCTCTCTGGCCTGGGTCAGCGTGACGCCCTGCAATCCAAAGGCGTTGCGGCCAACGGCGGCAACCTGGTCGCCACCGAGCTGTGGAGCAATGAGTTTATCGACCTGCTCCGCCCCGCCTCGATGGCGGCGGCGCTGGGTGTTCGCTTTGCGACCGGCCTGGTGGGGGATGTCGATATTCCCAAGATGCTCTCTGGTGCCAGCTTCTACTGGGTGGATGAAGATGGCGCACCGAGCAACAGCGCGGGCACCTTTGGCATCGTCAAGATGTCACCCAAGACCATCGCCGGTGCCGTGCCGATGACTCGCCGCCTGCTGCAGCAGTCCACCCCTGACATCGACCTGTTGATGCGCAACGACATCCTGACCGGTCTCGGTCTGGCGCTCGACCGGGCGATCTACTTTGGCAGCGGCACCAACAACGAGCCGCGCGGCATCGCCAACCAGACCGGCGTCAACGCCATTCCGGTCACGGCATGGGACTGGAAAACCCTGGTTGACTTTGAGACTCAAGTCGCCGAGGCCAATGCCTCCGCCGCTACCATGGCCTATCTCTCTCGCCCGAGCCTGCGCGGCCTGCTGAAAACCACCCCTATCGTGGATGGTCAGGCGGTGTTCCTGCACAACAAGGGTGAGGTGAACGACTACAAGCACCTGATTTCCACCCAGGCACCGGCAGACACCATGCTGTTTGGTGACCACTCCCAGGCGCTGTGCGGTCTGTGGGGTGCGCTCGACCTCAAAGTCGATACTGCCGCCAAGGCCGCCTCTGGCGGTGTGGTGCTGCGGGTATTCCAGGATGCGGATGTCTGCGTCCGTCACCCCCAGGCGTTCGCGCTGGGCAAGAAAGCCGCCGCCTAATCAGGTGCAGCATGGCCGCCACTTGGCGGCCTCTCTTTTATCAAATCAGGGTAATTCACCATGAAAATTCAAATCCTCAAAGGGGTGATCATCGACGGTCACCATGTATTCCCCAAGGTCAAGCCTGCCAGCGGCAAGGGTGCGGATGTCGATACCATCGTGGACGTGGACAAGGCCACCGCGAAAATTTTGGTTACCGGTCATCAAGCCCAGCTGGCCAAGCCGGAGGATAAAATCACTCTGGAGCTCAAAAAGATTGAGCCGGAACAGGGTGATGATCTGGATGCCATCTTTGGTGACGATGGAGACGAGTGATGAGCTTTCAGGATCAGCTTGCCGCTGATCTTGGCGGCGTATTCTTTTCCGACTTTGCCATTGATGCCGTGATCGCCGGGGTTCCCGTCAAGGCGCTCTATCTCGATGACCCGACCAAATGGGAGGTGGTGCAGTGCAATGGCAAGGCGCTATCCATTCCTGACGGCCCCCACCGATTCCGCTCTGGCGATGTTGTCGAGATCCCGGCAAAGGGGATTAGGACGACCGTCAGGGCTGCGCCAATTCGTCAGGATGGCCTGATGCTGATCCCGTTGAAGTGAGGCGGCTATGTCCATCAAGCTCGATCTGGAGAAGGCGGTCGCCAACCTGAACCTGCTGCCTGCCAAGCTGGTGCCCAAGGCCAGTGCGCAGGCGGTTAACCGGGTCAGCTCTCGGGCGTCCGGGCGGGCCATCCGGTTGACGGCCAAGGATGCGCGGGTGCGGGTGCCTGCCAAGTTGCTGCGCCCCAGGGTCAAGATCTTCAAGGCCACCGCGCAATCGCCGAATGCGGTTATCCGGGTGCGCCGCCGCCCGATTCCGCTGATCAAGGTGGGGGCCGTGCAGCAGCGGATTATCCGTTATCGCAACACGGCGTTTACTGGCATCGGTGATATGCAGGTCGGGCGGCATCGGGTGCCAGGCGGCTTTGTGGCGAATGGTGCCAAGGGGTTCGGTCAGTATCGGCGCGGTGGCGGTTACGCTGACACCACGCTGAGAAGCTGGCAGATCCTGCGCCGTGTCGGCAAGGGGCGTCACGCCCTGGAAGTGATGCGGATCCCGCTGGTCACCCCGATCACAGAGCACTACGAGCGCGAGGCCAAAGCGGCGATGAGCCGTGACATGCCCCGCGAAATGCAGCAGGCGCTGCTGCGTCAGTTGAAGCTGGCGATTAAATAGGGCTAGGATCCTGATCTCAACAGAAGGAGAGAGCATGATCATCCTGAAAATCGCCGTTGCCCTGCTGATGCTGGCGCTGATCGCGGCAGGCACCTATCAGGGCGGCTGGCTTGGCTTTGCCATTACAGTCGGCATGACGCTAGTACTCAACGGCATGTTCAACCGATGGGATGCCAGGCGGCAAACCTCAACCACCAAATAACCCGCTTCGGCGGGTTTTTTATTGGACTCACCATGACCAAGAGAACCCGCATCCGCCGGGCGCTGGCGGATCTTGTCGAGCTTGAGCTTAACAATGTCCCCGGCGCCACGCCGGTGACCGTGTTTGCCAACCGGCCATTCTCGATTGCTCAAGAAGATCTGCCGGTGGCCTTCTGTTACATGCTCGAGGGCACCCCCTCAGAGTATTCCCTGGATGAGGCATATGACGGCACCCAGCTGATGGTGTCGCTCTATGTGATGGAGAACAACCAGGCAGATGCCGAGCTCGATGTGCTGGCTGACAATCTGGCACCCCTCAATGAGTCATCCCTCAATGGTCTGCTGACTGAGGGGATGGCGCTGAGCAATTGGGCCTATGGCCAAGACGAAGAGGGGACTGGGCTCGCCAGCCTGACCCTGTCATTTAATGCAACCTGGAGCGAAAGCGATGACTGATAACACCACCCCGATCAAGGGCACGGGCACTCAGTTTCTGATGGCCAAGACCGCCGGCAAGGTGAAGCCTGACCCGTCCTCATCTGTCGATGTCTTGCGACTGGCGCAGGTGACCGACATTACCCCGCCGGAGATGAGTGCCGAAGCGTCAGAAGAGAACTACCTGGACGCCGAGGATCCCCAGTGGAAAGAGAAGTCGGCCGGCCAGATTGACCCTGGCGAGCTTGGCATCACCCTGGCGTGGAAGCCTGGCGACGCCAACCAGACCACCATGGTCAACCAGCTGGGCGGTGAACCGCGCTGGTTCTTCATCAAGTTCCCGAACGGTGCGTATGACTCGCACTATGGTTTTGTCTCGAAAGTGGGCAAGGCCATCCCGGCGAAAGAGAAGATCACCCGCACCTTTGGCATCACCCTGACCGGCAAGCAGGCGCTGGCTGAACACACTTACCAGGGGGGCTGATGGAGCCATTAATTGATAGCCGTGAGGTGACGCTTGTTACCCCTGGCGGCATGACTGCCACGGTGATTGTGCGGGCTCTGACCGGCCTGCAGATGTTCGATTATCAGGAGCTGCTGCTGACCAATTTCAGCGACTGGCCGCAACTGCCTGAGGCGCCCGCGAGCGATAGCGACATGGCCCGCTATACCTATGCTGTGAACAAGCATGTGGCTCGCCTCAACCTGCTGATGGCGGCGTTCGGGCTGTCCTATCTACACCCTGACAAGACTATCGAGGAGATGGTTGATTGGGTAGAACAGGCATATCCGATCCTTGAGCATCATCGCCAGCTTGCGATGACAGTGAAATCCCTGTCTGGTCTCGAGCCTCCGGCGCCGACCGATGCGGGTAGCGAGCAGGAGGTCGCCCCGCTCGATCCAAAAAAAGGTTAGAGATCGAGCGCGATTATGCCATGGCGTTTGCCCGCCAGTTTGTGCGGGCAGACTGGCGCCGTTTCCTCAGCGAGATATCGGCCCGGGAGTATATCGAGTGGAGCGGCCATTTCCGCCGCTTCCCGTTCGATTACCACCTGCGCCAGTTCGAGATGGGGCAGATCTGCGCTGCGATCTACAACACCGCTTTCCGACCTGAAGACCCCATCCAGTTAACCCAGTTTCTCTATAACCAGCCAGCTGATCCCGAGCCTGTCGAGCGTAGCGATGACGAGCTGATGATGCTGTCTGGTTCCGTACCCGGTGTGGAGCGTGTCGATGTCATCAACGAATGTAGCTGATCTGCGCGTCATGCTCAGCACGGATCTGTCATCGCTTCCGGGCGATGTGCGTTCCGCTGCCAACATCCTGAAAAGCTACGTCTCCGATGCGGTGCAGGCCGAGGATGCCACCCGCCGGTTTGGCCAGAGCTTTGGTGAATCGGCCGATCTGCTGTCGCAGAAATCCCAGGCCATCATCGGCGGGTTCAATGTGGTGCAGGGCGCCGTCATGGGTATGGCGGGCACGGCGGTCGGCTTGGCTGCCTCTGTCAGCGCCCTGGCCCAGCAGGGGCGCGAACTTGAGCAGATGGCCCTCAAGGCGGGCTTGACTGTCGAGCGAATGCAGGAACTCTCCTACGCCACTCAGCAGTACAACGTCACCGGCGATCAGCTGTCTGACATGCTCAAGGACGTTCAGGACAAACTCGGCGACTTCTCGGCAACGGGTGGCGGCGAGTTCAAGGACTGGATGGAGAACATCGCCCCCAAGGTTGGGCTGACTGTCGCCAAGCTGCAGCAGATGGCCGGCCCGGAGGCGCTGATCGCCGTCCAGAATGCGATGGACGCGACCAACGTCTCAGCCTCTGAGCAAATTTTTTACCTGGAATCCATCGCCAACGATGTCTCTACCCTGCAGCCGCTGCTGCGCAACAACGGGGCCGAACTGCAACGGCTGACCGGTCACTATCGCAGCCTCAACGTGGCGCTGTCAGAGACCGACATCCGCCAGCTCAAGGAGATGGATCAGGCGCTGCAGGATGTGTCCCTGCGCCTGCGCAGCTCTTTCGCCCAGGGTGTGCTAGGGGCCAGTGAGCAGATCGACTGGCTGAGCCAAAAGCTCGGCTATGCCGTGCAGTGGTGGGGATCGCTGCTCGATTCATGGGCAGATAATCCCCGCACCATTGACGGCATGGCCAGCCGCCTCGGCAACCTGCGGGAAGAGCTCAAGGAGCTGGACGACCAGATCAGGGAGACCGGCACCCAGAAGGCATTCGGTGGGGTGGGGCTGCTCGATGCCATTATGGGGGACACCCAGGGCAAAGCAGGGCTGCCAGAACTGCAGCGCCAGCGGGAAGAGATTGCCGCTGAAATCGACCGTATCCAGGAGACCTATAACCGGGCCCGCTTCGGGATCGGCGAGGCCCCTGAATACAAGCCGCCGCTGCCGGTGTCATCCCGGGATATGTCGGCCGACACCAAGAAGTTGACCGACAAGGGTTCCACCACCCTCTCCTCGCTCGATACGCAGTATGCAGACGAGCTTGGCAAGATGCGGCTGGCCCATGAGGAACGGCTGGCCAGCATCAGCGAGATGCAGCTTTCAGAGCAAGACCTGCTGCGAACAGGCTTTGACTCCATCGAGGCGCTGCGTGATGAGTACCGCCAGCGCGAGGCGAGCCATTACCAGCAAGAACAAGACGACTACCTACGCAAGCGCGAAGAGCAGATCGAACGCGAGCTCGAGGTTGAACAGCGCCGGCAGGAGCAGCTTGCCGAACAGGAGCGCCGGCGGGTAGAGCAGCAGGCCCGGGATCAGCAGCAAGCGGCCCGCGACATGCTGTCGTTTACTACCCAAACCACCAGTCTGATCACCGACATGCTGCAGAGCAGCGGCAAAGAGCAGACCTTTCTGATGAAGGCCCTGCTGGCCACCCAGAAGCTGCTGGCCATCCCCTCCATTTTGGTGGCCGGTCAGCAAGCCGAAGCGGGTGCCGCAGCCTTTGCTGCGATGACTGGCGGCCTGGTTGGGGCTGAGTCAGCCCGGGCGCTGATGAAAGCCCAGACCATGATCTCGGTCGGTATCGTCGCCGGCACGGCCATCGCGGGCATGGCCCATGACGGTATCGATGCCATCCCCCGGGAGGGAACCTGGCTGCTGAATACCGGTGAACGGGTTTACACCAACCAGAGCGCCCAGCGTATCGATCGGATGTACGACAAGCTGATGGGCTCGGGCGGCGGGGCCATGGGCGGCAGTCCGGTGTTTGAACAGCACCTGCACTTTAGCTCTGACATGACGGACACCGACCGCAATTCGGTTATCTCTTCCGCCGCTGAACAGGGCTACCAGATGATGATCCAGGACTTTGCCGGCTACGGACAAGGTCGCCGTATGTTGGGGGTTTGATGAACATTTACGATTGGCCGGCCGCTGTGCGGGTGCGGGGTTTTCGCCCTGCCCTTGAAAGCAACGCCCGCGCCTTTGAATCGCCGTTCACCGGCGATGAGCAAGTGGTCGATACCCCCGGCAGCAAATGGGTGTTTGAGGTGGTGATCGGCCAGATAAAAGACCTTTCGCTTGCCAGTCGCTTTAGTGCTCGCCTCGAGAGCGTTGGCGGCCGCAAACACTGCATCAGGCTATATGACTTCTCTCGCCCGCGCCGCGCCGTACTCGGCGCCCCTGTGGTGCAGGAGTCGCTGGCCATGCGCCGCTATTTGATCAGCCGTGGCTGGACACCCTCGAGCAAGGTGCTGGAAGAGGGGGACTGGCTGCAGGTCGGCACAGAGCTTAAGCGGGTGGTCAGTGATGTCTGGTCTGATGCGTCAGGTCGCGCCACCATCAACCTCGAGCCGGAGCTGCGGGCAACCTATGCCAGCGGCACCCCACTGCAGATAGAGCGGCCCATGGGGTTGTTTCGCATCGATGACAAGCAGGCAGGCAAGGGGATGATTACCACCAAGGGCGCCGACTTCGGCACCATCCGCTTTCGGGAGGCGCTCTATCCATGATCACCGGCATCGACCCCGCATTTGTGGCGGCCCTGTCTCGCCCGTACGTGACAGGGCTCTACGCCCTCGAGATGGAGATGGAGAGCGGGATCTCCCGCCTGCACTCCGGCCTCGGTGAGCTGGTCATCAATGGTCATCTGTACTACGGAGTGGGCTCACTGGGGGCGGTATCGACCCAGAAAGAGCAGCTGTCCACCTCGCCGACCAAGTTGACCATCGCCTTGACCGGGCTCGATCACTCCCTGCTGGCCGAGGTGATGCGCGAGCGCATTGTCGGCCGCATCCTGCGGTTGTTCCTGGTACTGCTGGACGATGCCGGCAACGTCATCGGCGCCGCCCTGCAGTTCAAGGGGATGATCGACCAGACCCCCATCAAGGCAGGCAAGACCAACACCATTCAGCTCAGCGTCTCGAATATTTTCGAGAGCTGGAAACAGGGGCTCCCCTACCGCTGCACTGACGAGAGTCACCAACGCCTCTATCCCGGCGACCGCTTTTTCCGCTACCAGGATCAGATGGCAAACCGGGAAATCCACTGGGGGTCAGCAAAAGACGCCCCATCATTCCGCTACGAGGGATAACCATGCGCCGCCCAGATTGGCAACGACAACTGATCACCACCATAGAGGCCGCCAGAGTGCGGCCTTTTGTTTGGGGGGAGAACGACTGCTGCCTGTTTGTGGCGGATTGCTGCATGGCAGCCTCTGGCGTTGATCCCGCCGCTGTTTACCGGGGCCGTTACACCACGGCTATCGGAGCCCAGCGGGTGCTGAACAAGGAGCATGGCAGCATCGCCGCCGTGCTCGATGCTCACTTCCCACGGATAGAGCCGGCGCTGGCCCAGCGCGGTGACCCGGTTGTGTTTGATGGGCCGCTTGGCCAGACGGCCGGCGTGATGTGGGCGGGCCAGGTGTGGGCCATGACCGAGACGGGCGCCCGCCCAATCCCCGATGTTGTGCCCCTGTTTGCCTGGAGGGTCTAATGCCTCAAGCAGTAATCCCCGTTGTTGTAGGCTTGGCGGCCGGCGCCGGTTCGGCTCTGTTTGTCTCGACAGCGACCGCCATTGCTATCGGCACGGCCGCGATGAGCGCGACCATGATGCTGACCACCAAGACGCCGAGCCTGGGTGACTACACCAGCGCCAGCGAACGCAGCCAGCTGCTGCGGGCAGCTGCGGCCCCCAAAGTGGCCTGCTATGGTCGGGTGGTGTCATCGGTGTTGATGAGCTTTGCCGAAGAGGAAACTGGCGAGCAGAAAGAGGGTGAATGGCTGCACCTGGCTGTGGTGCTGGCCGGTCACGAGATCGACCGCCTCGGCAAGATCCTGGTGGGCGAGGATGAGGTCACCACCTTTGGCGACCTGATCACCTACACGCTCCACAACAACCCGACCGAGGCTGATGCGTTCCTGCTGGAGCACTGCCCGAGTTGGAAACCCGACATGATCGGGCGCGGCCTTGCCTGGCTGCGGATCTCCTACAAGAGCAACTTTGAGAAGTTCCCGGCCGGTCTGCCTAACCTGCGCATCGAGAAGTTTGGCCGCCGTGTCTATGACCCCCGGGACGGCCAGACCAAATGGACTGACAACGCCGCCCTGATCATCCTTGACTACTATCGCCACTGGCTGAAAACGCCGGATGACGAGATCAACCTCGAGGAGTTCAAGGTCGCCGCCAATATCTGCGATGAGATTGTCACTCGCCCGGATGGACTCACCGAGGCGCGTTACACCATCAACGGCGAATTCGACCTGACCGAGCCGAAAGCCAAGGTGCTCGAGGCGATGCACGTTGCCTGTGCGGGCCAGCCAACCTATGTCGGCGGCCGTCACGGCATTGTGGCTGGCGCCTACTATGGCCCTGCCACTGATGAGTTGCACGATCACCAGATCATCGGTGATATCGAGCTGCTGCCCGAGCCTGCCAGTGCCGACCGTATCAACACGGTCGCCGGCACGTTCGTAGACCCGAACAGCTTTACCGTCACCGATTTTCCCTCTGTGGTGGTGCCTGAGTGGGTTGAGGAGGATGGCGGCATCGAGCTGGCCGAGGATCTCGACCTGCGCTTTGTCACCAGCCCCTACCAGGCGCAGCGCCTGGCCAACATCATGTTGCGCCAGCGCCGCACCAGCCGCACGGTCACCGTGCCGGTTAACCTCTCCGGCTGGCGTTATCGCCCCGGGTCATACCTGCGCCTGTACATCCCGGCGCTGGGTATCGCCGGCGCCGAGTTTCGGGTGGTCGATTGGGGATTCAACTTGCTCGGCGGCGTCAACCTGACCCTGCGCGAGGAGTCGGTCGCCGTCTGGGATGATGCTGTCGGCAAGCCGATGGAGCGCCCGGACATCACAACCCTGCCAACTGGCGGCCTCGCCATGCCTGACGGGTTGCGCTATGAGACTGAGCAGATCGGTGACGTGGTGCAAGGGGTGCTCTACTGGCGCAATGCGGGCCCTGTGATCTACAACCAGGTGATCATCCAGCGCCTCGAGGAGGGCAAGCAACCGATCACCGTCCACACTGCCCAGGCGACCGGCGAGCTGTGCCGCCTGGCTGGCCTGCCGGCTGGCAATTATGTCGCCCTGGTGCGGGCCGTCTCGATCACATCTGCCCACTCACCGGTGGCCGCGGCCAATTTCATGATCGCCACCCCGGCGACCCCGACCGGCGTAGAGGTAGAGGCTGGCAACTGGTCGCTCGCCCTGCGCCCGCAGTTCGCCGGCGGCACCGATTACGGGGCCCTGTGCGAATGGTGGTGGAGTCGCACCCACTACCCCATTGACGAGGCGATGGCCAAGGCCACGTTTGCCGGCACGGCCTCGTATATGACGCTGCAGGGGCTCAGGCCAGACACTGAATATTATGTCTGGCTGCGCACCGTCAACGCCTACGGCAAATCGGGGTTGGTCGCGGCGGCGGCAAAGACCCTCTATGACCCCGAGTCGATCCTGGATGCGCTGGATGGCGAGCTGGGTCTCGACCAGCTCAAAGAGGATTTGCGCCGTCCCATCGAGAAGATCCCGGCGCTGGATGCGGCGCTGACCGATGTCTCTGCCATCGTGGCCGATATCAAGCCGGTGGCCGACCGGGTGCCTAATATCGAGCACCTGCTCACCGAGATGGATGACGAGCTGGCAGCCGTGGCCCAACGGGCCGAGCAGGCCGAAAGCGTGCTCAAGGCTGAGCAGGACACCTTGGGCAGCATGGGGATCAACACCGCCCTGCAGCAAGACAAGCTGCACGGCATGTTGTCCAGCGTCAGAAAAGAGATCTCGGATGTTCGAGACGCAATTTTCACCGTTGACCCCAAAACCGGCAACATCGAGATGGATGCTGTCAGGGCCCTGCGCGATGAAGTTCACGCCTCGGTAACCCATATCAATCAGACCCTGGATGCCCTCGAGGGGACGCTATCGAGCAAGGCCAGCCAGGCCGTGCAAGATGCCCAGGGTGAACGCCTGACCGAAGCGGAGCAGGTACTGGACGGCATCAAGGGCCAGCTGACTCAGCTGGTCACCAAGTCGGAGTTTACCGCTCAGGGTGAGCGCCTGACCGAAGTCAGCCAGAAGCTGGACGCCGCTACCGGCGAGCTGTCCCAAAAGGCGGCTCAAAGCGATGTGACCGCCCAGGGCGAGCGCCTAGGGGTAGCCGAGCAGCGGATCTCTGCCACGGCTGACCAGGCATCAGCCACGGCGAAAGCCGTGGATGGACTGACCGCCACGGTTACCGAGCAGGGTCAGGAGCTGACGGCCGCCATCACCAATGTGGCGGAAGTGTCAGCATCAGCGACCGAGCAGGTAGCCCGCCGGGTATCCGGTCTCGAGACCCGCACCGACTCGGCAGAGGGCAAGATCCGGGCGCTCGAGGAGGTAGTTGAAAGTGAGGGCGGCGTGACGGCCGGCCGGTTCGATGAGATCTCGGCTAGCCTAGACCTGAACAAGGTGGCTGCCGATGATGCCGCCCTGGGGGCCATTGGTGCCGCGCTGGCCGGTGATGCCGAGGCGCAGCGTCAGCGCCAGACCACGGCCGCGATCCAGCGAGATCAGCGGGTGCAGGTTGAAGCGCACCAGGCGCTGGCTAAAACGGTCGAAACCCTCTCCGCTGAGTTCGAGGGGGAGAAGGCCGACACGGAGGCCCGCTTTTCGTCGCTGCGGGAAGTGGTCGCTGGCGTGGAGCAGTCAACCACCCAGCAACTCGAGCAGCAGCGCAGCGAGTACCAGCAGGGCGACCAGGCCGCGCAAGCGGCACTGGAGGAGCAGGGCCGCACCCTTGCCGCCGCTGACCGGGCTCAGGTTGAGCAGATCACCCAGCTGTCGGCCAAGGTGGACAAGGGGGATAGCCAGCTGGCTGCCGACATCAAGGCGGCCAAAAAGGCCCAGGTGGAAGGTGACCAGGCGCTGACGGAGCGGCTCGACCAGCAACAAACCGAAGTCGGGGAGACCAAATCCCAGATCACGGCGCTGGCGAAAACGGTGAGCGATGGCCAGCAGTCCACCGCCCAGGCGCTCGAGGTGCTCGACAGCAAGACCGAGCACACCGCCGCCCAGCTTGGCAACCTATCAGAAACCGTGGCAGAGCAGGGGAAAGCCCTGGCGACCAGCCAGAGCGACATGATGTCAGAGGTTGATCTGGCGGCTATCGGCGCCATCGGCGCGGCGCTTGCCGGCGATGAGGCCGATCAGCGCTCCCGCAAAGCCCGGGCTGAAATCAAGGTTCAGCAGCAGACCATGGCTGATGAGCAGAAGGCGATGGCCAAGACGCTCGAAACCCTCGGCGCTGAGTTCCAGGGCGAGAAGGCCGACACGGCGGCCCGCTTTACTTCGCTGCGAGAAGTGGTCGCTGGCGTGGAGCAGTCAACCACCCAGCAGCTCGAGCAGCAGCAGAGTGAGTTCCGAGAGGCTGACCGTGTGGCCAAGGCGGCACTGGAAGAGCAGGGCCGCACCCTCGCCGCCGCCGACCAGGCGCTGGCCGAGAAGTCTGACAAGCTGCAGGCCGATCTGACGCTGCAGGGCAAAGAGCTCTCGGCGGCCGTTCAGTCGGTGGCCACCGCTCAGAACGATGCCGACAAGGCCCTTGGCCAGCGCATTGACACCGTGCAGGCCAGTGTGACAGAGCAGGGCAAAGAGCTCTCGGCGGCCGTTCAGTCGGTGGCCACCGCTCAGAACGATGCCGACAAGGCCCTTGGCCAGCGCATTGACACCGTGCAGGCCAGTGTGACAGAGCAGGGCAAAGAGCTCTCG